ATCCTACAGATTGATTATCTTGTGGATTTTTGTTTGAATGATATTTAAATCATTATTTTGAATTAATAGGATTGAATTTTTATAATCCAACCATGTAATACGGTAATTAGTATCTAATATACCACTATTCAAAGACTTTATTAATGCATTTAATGCATTTATTGTATATAACGTATTTGACTCTTTTTTACGATGTAATAATATTGTATTAGGCAACACTGATTGTTGCTCCATATTAAATGTGTCTATATTATAAGTACAAACATATTCTTCAGTCGACAGCGATTCTAATACAAATATTTTAGAATATAATATCGTGTATTTAGTCGTTAAAGTATTTAGAGTATTGTCTAATTCTTCAGGAGCCGTAAATGTGCAGAATAGCTTATTAGCCATTAAAAATGTATTATTAAATAAATCGTAACTTAAGTCCAACATAAATATACGGTTTATTTTATTTCTGCGTAGTTGTGTCCAGTTTTCGTGGAGTGATTAAATTTTAGTAGCGAAGTTATGCAATTTAATAAAATCTCCGACGAATCGTAATCAAGCAATATGGAATCGTATGTGTATAATATAATTTTTGTTTTCTTATCTTTAAGTAAATTCATTACTGCTGAAAACTGTACTACATTAAATATGGTTTCGGTATTTTGAACAATATAATTAAGTAGTTTTTGTGGTGTTGGGTTTTCAATCATTTCTTTAGTGAAACGTTTACCGAATTGTGTACCAATCACACCATTATCACTCCACAATCGATTTGTATAATCATTTACTTGTTTAAAAAACGGCTTATCTTGAAAGTCCTTTCTAACACCACCATATAACTGCTGAAATACTAATTCCTTAATTGTTTCGGGAGTTGATCCCGGAAATTCATTAGCTAATTGGTCGTATATATTTCCTGTAAATTCATATCCAGCTAATTTAGCAATAATAGTTGGGTGGTATGCTTTAAAATCAATCTCAACTAAAAAATCATTTTCGGGAATAAACGCGGCACGTTCTCCATTTGTTTTATTTAATGCTGCAAAATTAATACCATTAAACGCATTTGATGGCCTACCAGTTAATGTATTTAAATTATATTGAGTATATATTTTACCTTTTGATACTGAAAATTTAGGATTAGGTAGTGTTTTGAAATGCTCAATGAATGGATCCTTTGATAATTTAATACCTTGCTTTTCAATATTGTAGAATAACGGAGCAACATAATGATTTAAAAATGCATATGGTTCTAAATCCTCGCTAATTTTATTTATAGTTTGTTCAATATGATCGTATACGTTTTCGTATTTTTCATAATGTTTTGCAATTGGAATTAATGTAGATGGTGCTTCAGTATAGTATTTACGTTTAAAATCAGTTTCAACTTTTGATTCGTATTGTTCTACATTAATATTTTGCAATGTATGATATGAGCTAATCAGTTGCACATCAATTAATTGAGGAGACAACGTGGGAAAGTGGTGTAACACCGCTTTCTTATCTAGTACATACAGATTATTGACTTTAGATAGTTTATTGAGTATATCGGTGATTGATAACGATAATGATTCTGAATGGTTAATACATAGAATATACCCTTTATGGTCTTTTATCCATCGAACATAAATTAAACTGATATTTTGTAAAGCAGGGTGGTAATTTTCATTCGTTGGAATAATATGAATGAATGTGTCTTCGCCAATATGTAACGGATCTAATTGATCTTGTTTTTCAATAATATAAAACATAGTATAACCTTTTTAATGAATGTAGTTAGGAAACTATAAATTAACAAACGTTTTTAATCCGGGTATTATTTTTTCACCTTCTTCGATTTGTTGTTGAAGATCAGGAACAGAAAAATTAATAGCTGTTATTTTATATAATGGATCTCGTTGTAATGATGTTATAGTAGTTTTATTTGATTCCTCGTCTTTTATTTCTTTAATAATATTATTGGGATCATTAGATTTTTTAGCAAAATAATATATCCCAGATCTAAGTTGTACTTCATTAGATTGTTTTGGTTTAGAAGGAATATACTTTTCTACTAAATTTTTAGCAGTATCTACATTTTGTTTAGCCATATTGTAAGCTGCAGTTCCCAATCCCACAGAAGCAATAATACTAGCAAACGGGTTAAATTTTGTACTTACTTCATCTAATGGAACTGGTTGTGGATAAGATTTATCATTTTCCCCAGCATATGCAACTCCACTTATTATATGGTACTTTCCTGAAAATGGTAATCCACTATCAGCATATACAAATTCTCCATCCTTAGCTGGGATATTAAATGTTATTAATGATCTTGGTTTTCTTCCCATTTTATAATGAACTCATTCGGTTTAATAAATATTTTTTAAATGTAGCAACATCAATCACAGGTTTTCCATTTATTTGTCTATTACCAAATTTAACGATACCAGAATTTGAATTTGCTACTGTAAATGCGGAATCTAAACTGTTTTGACTACCTAAAATAAAATCATCGGGTTTGTTATTTTTAATTATATATGGATAAAAAGTAACTCCATACAACTCATAGAATCCAATAGGTTTTTGACCATTCAATCCATTTGAATTAAAATAAGCTTTGACTAAATCCATTTGTTTAATTCTACCCATGTCTTGTAATTGAGCCCCTGAGTATTTTTTACCAGCAATATTATAAGTAAAGCCTCTAGCTATTTCTTTTGTAATTTTTATTTTATTTTTTCTGAAATTTTTTCTATAATCATCATCATCAGGCATAAATTGAATTAAACCTGTAGCGCCTGGGCTTGATATATTTAAATTTACTATAGTAGAATCTAATCCGGATTCAGCTCTCATAACAGTAATTAAATCTGTTTCTGTAGTATTTAAAGCTTTAGCTACTTCTCTTACTTTATTTTGGAATCCAGGATCTTGTTGTTCTGCTTTATTATACATAGAACGAAGAGATCCTTTAACTCTTTCATTTTTTAAATTATCAATATATACTGTTTTCTCATTTGTTAATGGGTCATAATCTACTATTAACTTTAAATCATAATCTTTTACTGTATCATCCTTTTCTTCTTTAGGGATAACAAATGGGTATCCTTCTAATGTTGTGTCCCACACATTATTATTTATAGAATGAGCTACATTTACTACAATATAACCTACATCAACTTCACTAATTGCCCCTTTATAAGACTGTGGTAAAAAAGTTTTATCAACATTAAACAAATTTCCAATTATAAACCCAGATAACCCATCTAATGTTAATGATATCTTAGTTGGTAAAAATGATTTATTTTTATTCCCGGTAAATTTAACTGAAGTAAAGAAATTAATAATTTCTTTTAATGCATCTTTATTAGCTATTGCATCTTTAGCTTCAAATCTTCCAGGAGTATTAGTATTTATATCCCCTCTAAATGTATTAAAGAATTTTGCTAATACTGATAATGCGGATGTAAATCCTGTTATTTGGACCCCTTTGTTTACAATATTTCCTCCTAACGAATATATTGGAGTATCTTTTTTAGGAATGACTCTATCAGTTATCCCCTTATTATATGATACTAATGTACTATTATCTAAACCATATGATCCAGCATCTGCTTGGGCGGAGATAGCAATCATAGATGCTTGGTTAGCAAATATTTGGGATTCTAATTTTAAATCTTTTATAATTGATTTATTACTTCCTATTTCAAAAGTGAATGGTGGATTATTTTTATTTAAATTAACATAGTTTAAATCTATAATACGACCAATTCCATCTCTATCATCAATATGAATTTCAAAGTTATTAACATTACCTAATGATATTTGTACTTCCTGCAGTACTGATTTTAAGTAATTAAGCAATAATAAACCGTTTTTACCTGATGGGTCCTGTTGGCGTAATGATGGATCCTTAGCCATTTTATATAAAAACTTAGTGTTTAAATATATATTACCTATAGTTCCAAATATATGATCACCACTTTTTGTTGCTTTTCTAAAATCTTTTTTTAATCTTTTAAAAACTTTTTCCTCCCACCATCTCCCTGATAAACCAACAGCTGAAGTAAATTTATTTGTTACTTCTTTTGTTTTTAAAAGATCTTCTGTTAATTTTTGATCTTGATTTTCAAATGCATCTAATTTTTGAGTTGAATCTTCTCCTGTATTATAACTGTATACTGCTTGAGCAAAAGGTACATCTTTAAATATAGGGGCATTATTTAATGGTTCATCTAAATAATAACTCCAAACATCTTTAAAAAATTTTACTTTAGATGCTTCAATAGCTTCAAATTGTTTTTGAGCTAAACTGTCAGTATTATATAATTTAAATCTATAAGTATTATTAGGTTCAGAACCTCCTCTTACTTTAATGTAATGCTCATTAAAAGATTTTCCAAATTCATCAAATGTCATCCCTGAAGCTACTCCTTGATCTTCTATTAATTGAAGTATTTTTTTCTCTTGATCTAGTGAACTAAAAAATCCTTTATCTTTTCCTCCCTTTCCAATAGCTTCTAATACATCAACTACATTGTTTGCTATAATTTGTTTAAATTCAAACCCTGTTACTTTACCTACATCTTGTGGTGTGGGTTCAACCCAATTAGTATCAATGCTAATATTAGATAATATAGACAACCAGTTATCATTTTTTACTAAACAAACATCAGGATCAACAGATGTCATTAATGTGTTATATAAACAATATAAAGGTTCATTTTCTTTTCCTAAATAACCCCTATCTTTAACAGATAATGATGTTAAAGGAGAATTTGAATTACCTGGGTTAACAGCAATTATATATGTATTAAGCAATTCAACAAAACTTTCTAAGGTAATATAAACATCAGAAGATAAAATGTCGCTTTTTATGATTTTATAGTCTGGATCTTCATTATTTGATACATAATCAATTATAGCGTAATCTATACTTCTTGATACTATATTATTTATACTTTTGTAAAACTTTAATGAATCTACAGTATCAGGTGAATTATATAATGGTTTAGAGGTTCCATCAGGACTTTTAATATTTCCTGCACCTGCATTTATAATAGGAGCTGCAGCCGCTACACCAGATGCTATACTACATAATCTAAAAGTTTCATATATTAATCCTGATAGTATATTTTGTGAATATTCTTCATTTATTCTATTATAACTTATTAATCGTTCATACTTAATATTTCCTCCATTATATAGATTTATTGGATCATGAAGCAATCCTGTAAATTTTGGGATATTTGACTTAGTTGCATTAATATTTGGATCAACACTAGCACTAGTTGTAGATCCTGAGGTGGGAGTTGCAAGTGAGCCTATTAATGAGCTAAAATCAACTAATCCTACACTATAATTTACTTTTAATGATTCTAATATTTCACCCGTAGATATAATTTCTGTTTTGCAATCATAACCACCATCTCCACGAGCATTCCAAGCATAGTTAGTGATATACCCAAATAAGGAATCATAATGACCTTTGGAGTCTGTAGCTCGTTTATGTAAATCGTTTAAGTAAGAATGCAGATCAACATTTTGTTGAGTAAAAAAATCATCTTTGTATCTTATTGGATTTAATTTACCATTTTCAAAATAATTATTTCTTCCAAATTCTAGTAACACAGTATATCCTGGTCGCATATACAATGTTTCTAAAATTTCTAATTGTTTTATATCCCAACATTGGAAATTAACTGTTGCTTGACGTAAAGAACCATAAGCTCCTTTATTATGAATTTCTACAGAAGTAATACCGGGCATTGGTCTGATACCTAATATATTGTTTTCCCCTTTTGTATTTTTTAAAGAATAAGCATTACTACTTTCTGCTCCGACACCAAATCGTTGATTTCCATTAAATAAAGTTCCTCCAGCTAACACATTTTGTGACGCTAATTCGGATGAATTATTAACATTAACCGATGAAGCTAATTTTACCCAAGATGTATTCGAATTTATAAACGTTAATTCTTGTGGAGTTCTATTTTCTTTACCTGCAATCGTTTGTCGATCGCTTAATGAAGATGATATTTCAATTGAAAATGGTTCTTTAAAAATAGACATAACTACAAGTTATTTACTTGATCAAATAAATTTAATACACTATTAATATTAGTTGGAACTCTTAATTGAGTGCCTGGAATTGGAAACATAGAACCATTGGTTATATTATTATTTGCTACTGAGATTACCCACCATAATTCAGCATCGTTATAATAACTATATGCTATTGAATCTAAGCGATCACCGATTGTTGTTATAATATATTCATCAGTATCTGAGTATGGGATTTCAGGGTAAATTTTACCTTTATAGTAACGTTTACCTGATGATGTTTTATATATTATGTTTTTATCGTATCTCATCTAGGTGGTAGTTGAATTTTATTTTCTAATTGGGTCTGTAAATTTGATGGTAAAATTTTAAGTGGAGTTGAAGAAAGTGTAGATATAGAACTAAATAATCCAGAAGATTGATTAGTAAGGTTAATAGTTTTTGTTCTCACTATATTACTTGGTTTGATCTCATTAATAAAATTAGATGGATTTAAAGTATCATCCTTTATCCCGGCATTAATTAATGCTTTTTGACTAGTGATAAATTTATCTTTTACTCCTTCTTTAATATGTGTTAAAAATCCCCCGTCCTTATTAAATGTAGGTAATGCGTTATGGATAATAGTAAAGTTAATTGAGACATTTATATTATGTGCTAATTGTTCTTCTAAATCCCAACTTGAATCATTTGGTATATCATATGATATACTATTAATAATTCCAACTTCACCACGTAGATAATTCCCTAAATATAATTTAGTTAGTATACCACCTAACTTATTTCCTGGAGGGTTATTAGGTTTAGGTTTTGGTCCATACATCCCAGCTAACGATGATTCCAATGCACCTAATGCTCTATGTTTTTCACGTAATTCAATTATATTAAAACAAGGTATTTGTAAGTTAAATGAAGCTGTACGTTTATATTTTGAATAAACATATAAGTTTTCAGAACGACCGATATATGAGATATCATTCCAAGTAGCATCTGAATTTATTTTAAATCCATTTATATATGCTGAAAATACAATCCTATGTAAATTTTCTCCATCAAATGGATTAATAAGTTGAAAAACAACAGACATGTTTTCTCCATCATTGCGATTAAACGCATTTAGTGTCTGTTTATTATTTCCAAAATACTTAAAATCTTTATTAGCTTTATCTAAATAAACTTCAGCACGATTAAATTGATATATTGTATTTTGGTATGTACCATCATTTAAACTCCCAGTTTCACTTTTACCAAATGATTTTATTGTTTTAATTTTTTGATTTTGCAATCGTTGGAATTGGGAATTTATCGGGGATTTTGGAGGTTCATTAACCACACTTTCATTTACAAATGGGGTTGAATTAAACTCAACAGAGGCCCCATATAAACTACTACTAGTGTAAGCAATTCTTCCATTTTGGGCTCCAATATCTGATAGTTCTTTTACTGCTCTAAATTTATCTAAATCATTAGTATAATCAAATCGTCTGATGTTTGTAGTACCAACACCAAATTTTGATCCCGGTCCTCCAATATATTGATCAATTGTTGGAGATAAAAATGGTGACACCAATTTTGATATGCCACTTATCTTATTATTCAATGAATTTAAAAATGGAGACCCACCAAATATATTTGAAATACCTGCTAATGTATTAGTAAAAGTTGAAAGACCACCTAATATACGATTTACTTTAGATTTTAATATATTAACACTAGATGGGATTATGCTGGCACCTGGTGTTAATTTATAATATTTAGTTTCTAGTTTATTTTGTAATCCTATTAATCTGTTATTTTTAGTGGTATTATTAGATGTAGCTATATTAATATACTTGTAGCTATCTTCCATAAATGGCGTTAAACCAAAACGATCAAAATGATCGCCTATATTTCCACCTTCTTGAGTTAATAATGTTTCTTTATTGTAGAATGTTAGTGGGGTTAAGCGTGTAGTTGAATTAACTCCAGCACCAAATATATTTCCTTTTGGTAATTCTAAACGAGTATTAGATAATTGTAAACCTGATTGTTTAGTAAGGAAATTAATACCACGTGGAGTTGATTTAATAAGTCTAGATATTCTATCTCTATTTTCTGCTGCTGTATCGGCTACAGTTTTTTCCACGCCTACTAAGTTATTATCTTTAATAGGTTTTTGGATGATAGGTTCTGGGCTTGTTCCACCTCCAGGCTTATCACTACCAAACTTTAATGATTTAAATTTGGTGTCCTTTAATTTGTCAAATAATGACATAATTATTTAGGTAATTTATCAGTGTATTTTTGTCCTTTAGCGCTTCTGAATTTGTTTTTATTCATAGCATCTGTTTCATCTAGAATAGATGAATTTCTTGTAATTTTTGGATCACCAATTGTAGATGATAATTTATGTAATGTTGAAGTTTTAGATTCAGCATTAAAATTAGGTTTAGTTCCACCAAATCCTAATGTCTTACTTATGTTTTGTAATAATCCCATTGTGTTATTTTGATATAAATATTAAAATTAAATAGATCTTCTTATATTTTGTTGTTGTTTTACAGTAATTGGAGTAGCAAATTCAGATGGACGAGCAATTACTGGCCGTTCTGATAATTGGTTAATACGATCACCTAATTTAGCTATAGCCTCTACTACAGCACCGCCACCACCTAATGATAAAGCTCCTGCGGGTCCTGAGTACACATCATTTCCTCTGAATAAGTTAGTACCTGCAATTACTGTATCGTTATTATTTAATGCATATGATCCTTGTGGGGTAGATAATGTACGGTTACCGTAACCAGATATTAAATCATTTGCATTTGCGGCAACACCACCAGCAGCTAATAAACCACCAGCAATAGCTCCAGGTATTGCCCCAATACCACCAAAAGCAGACCCAACTGCGGCCCCGGCTCCAACACCTGCTAATATTTTTAATATTGGGGCAGGTATTGCTTTAGAAATTGCTTCACCAATTTTTCCAATTATACCTAATATATCCCCCAATAAATTTAAGAATTGACCAATTGGACCATCAATTAATGATACGAATATATCTTGTAATTTTTCCACAGCATTATTGAATTTATCTTGTGCTGTTAATGCTTCTAAACGATCAGCTACTTCTTCACCAGCTAATGCAGCAACTTCCTTACGCGACTTGCCTAAATATTGTTGTTTTAATAATTGATCAGTTAATTCATCAGCAGATAATCCTAAAGCAGCAGCAAAGTCTTTCTGCGCTAGAACATTCATTTGGCTGAACTTACTGAAGTTCATATTTTGATTAGCTAATTCTTTAGCTACACCTGCTTGATCGCCCGATAAAGCTAATGCTCTAGCACGTTCTAAATTTAATTGTTGGCCTGTAATTAATTCAGCTTTTAATTCATTTTCAATCGATGATTGGAAATCAAGTAATGATTCTGATTGTTTTTTAGTTTGTTCTAATGTTGTACCTAATAGTTTAGTTTGAGTAACAGCAGCAGCAATTGCTGCTGGGTTACCTTTAAAATTAGCAAGTAATTGGCCTGATACTTTACCTACTTCTTCAAGTATTTGTTTATTATCTAATTGAATGCCTGCTTGTGATTCTAATGCTTGGGCTGTACCTAATGCTTCAGTTGTTACTGTTCTAGCATTTTTACCCATTGCAACTGTTAATTTAGCTAATCCACCAGCAGATTCTTCTGATATGCCTATTTTACCAGTTAAGGAGGTAAACTCTTTGGTTAAATCAGCTGAAAATGTTTGTGCTATTCCTAATTGTTGGCCTAATTTTAAAGTAGATTCAACTAGTTTTTCAGTAGTAACAAAATTATCACCACTTTCTCTAGCCATGCCTGCTAGATTATCTCTAGTTTGAGCGGCTTCAAATTTAGTTTGAGTAAATGATTTAGCTAATTTAGTAATTTGCACATCAGCTTTGAATCCTGCATTTATTAAGTATGCTGCAATTCCTTCTGCAGATAGGTTCATTAGTTTAAACCCACCAACCATTTTATCCAATCCGGGGGTATTTTTTAGCATTGATGACATTTTACCAAGGCCACCACTATCACTTCCTAATCTTTTTAATACTTTTTCTTGTTCTTTTAATCCATTAAGATAAGCTTCGTTTTCCTCATTTAAATTCTCTAAATCTCCAGCTAAACGATATGCTAACTCCTCTTGATCATTCATCAAGTTGTTAATCTTTTTATGTAGGACTTCTCGTTTTATTTCATAATCTAATATTTGTTTTGAAACATCTTTAACACTTAAAGCACCTCTTTTCATTTTGACTTGATTTTCTACTAATATATTAGTAGAACGAGCCATTTCACTTAGTTGGTTTTGTACATCTTTTCCAAATGATTTAGTAGCAGAATTTACTTCTCTTAATGATGATTTAAATATATCTCCAATATTACTAGAAATAGATCTTAGGGTATTATCAACAGATTGAGCGGTATCTGATAATCTTTTATTAAAATCTTCGGGTGATTCAGCCATACTATAATTTAATTATATAATATAAATATCAAAAGCATCACTTTTGTGGTGATGCTCTGAATGAATAATCGGGTTTAATAGCAGGTCGTGCTATATCTGTTTTAGTTGTATTAGTTTGTTTGTTTTTTTGTTTTTCTACTTCTTCGTTTTGCTTATCGATATAATCTTGAATTTTTCTAAACGTGAATTTACGTAACCATATTGGCATATCATAAACATCACTCCAAGAATAACCACCATTACCATGATAAACAATTTCATGGATTTGAGAGAATACTCCTAATCTATGCTCCGGTGTTAGGCCAAAAAAAGTTAATCCCGATTGGGATATCAACACCCTCCTGTGTGTACCCGTCTTTGTCAACCGTAATAACTGTGTTTATGTCTGGTGTTATTTTTGAGTAATACTCGCGTAATGAGCGTGAATCTTGAGCGGTCAGAGCAGTGTCGACGAACTCACGGATATCTTTAGTTTCGCGCATTCCCTCCACAGATGTTATCATATGCTTTAAACGAGTTGTTACATCGAATGATTCGTTTGGATATAATTTTTTTAATCCTTTTAATTCCTGATCAATTTTTCTTTCATCACCATGTGTTAGTATTTTAAATGTTACTAAGTTTTTTGATTGTGGTAGAGTAAATGAGAATTCGTTTAGACCTGGAGTGATTAGAGATTCATCAATATTTTTTTCACTTAATGTTGTTAAATCAACTGTATAATCATCTAATTGTTTTGTTGATGAATTATAGAATTGAATTTGATAGTCTTTACCATAACCTAAAATACGAGCAGCAAACAATAATGCGTTTTTATCTCCAACTAATAATGTATTAAAATCAATTGGTGATACGATTAATGCTTGTAGTAATTTATCAATTACAGTCCCATTTTGGATATAATTTGAATTTGTTAATATATCTTCATGTTTTGCAGACATGTATGACATTTCAATCTCACCCGAAGATAATGGATTATCTTTTGGATATAATAAACCTTTTGAAGGTAATGTGATTGTTTCGGTTGGTAATTTGAATTTGGATTCCATATAACAGTTTTATTGTGCGTATATAAATATATAAAACAAAAACTTTATTGTATTCTTTTAAAAGATATTATATTCCAAGGTGTTAATTTCCAGTAATCACCATCAGGAATTTGATAATATGGAAATGGACCTTGTTCTGGGTTCCATCCTTTACTAATTTCGTTATCTTTTATAGGAAATCTTATTCCTACATAATTGGGTTTTGATCCTTTTCTTCTAGAATTTGTATCATTTAAAAAATATCGGTCTGGAATATTACCTGATATTTTTTCTGTACTTATATAAGTATGTTTATTTTTAGTATCCTCATCGTATTTACCAGAACTAAATATATCGTGATTAATATTTAATAATGTATATTTTACTCGAGCATTACCTTCTTTTGTTGTTATGTCATATACCCATTCTTTAGGAACAAATTTTTCCTTTTTAGGAGTTGTATATGGTGTACCACGACGTAATAATAAATTTTTTTGTTTATATTTTGAAAGAGAATTTAAAGAAGCATTATCAGGTAAGAAAAAACCATAATTTTCAACTAGTATTTTTATAAATTGTTTATCTTCTTTAGACATAATATCACTGAAGAAATTAAGAATACCATTAGATTTTAGTGAATCGTTTACTGTTTTAGCTAACGCTTCTATATTAGTTATATGATATACTACTTGAGATAAATAAATTTTATTTGCTTTAGGAAATGAATATGAATTTTCTAAATTATATTCAATGTATATTTTTTTATCACCACCTGGATCTTGAGCAAATTCTTCTACAGGGATGTTATCTATAACAACTACATTATATTCTTCATATAATGATGTTTCTCCACCACCCATATCATATTCTAAATTTGGGATTTTAGATATATCGGAAAATGGAATTGATTTGATTTCTTTATTTTCTATTAAATATGATTCAGGAGACGAAGGTCCTTGATTAGCATATTCTTTTAATAAATCTAATAGTTTAATCATATATATAAATATTTGAAAACAAAAAACCCCTCGACAATATG